ATTTGTCAAGGTCAATCATTAAATGTTTTTGTACCTGCTGATGTTAATATTAAAGAATTACATGATATTCATATGTTAGCCTGGAAACGAAAACTAAAGACATTATACTATTGTAGAAGTGAAGCTATTAAAAGAGCTGAACTTGTATCATTAAAAGTTGAAAGAACAATAATACCTGAAGCTGATTGTTTAGCTTGTGAGGGATAAAGGAAATAAAATATGAGTCTATTTAAGACAAGAACACATTATAAACCATTTGATTATGAATGGGCGTTTGAAGCTTATGATACGATGCAAAAAATGCATTGGTTACCAAGTGAAGTACCATTGCATGAAGATATTAGAGATTGGAATGAAAGATTAACTGACGAAGAAAAAAGTCTTATTAGTAATATTCTTAAATTCTTTACTCAAGGAGATGTCGATATTGCTCAAGCTTATTTAGATAGGTATATCCCTAAGTTTAAACCACCTGAAGTTAGAATGATGTTAAGTTCATTTGCTAATTCAGAAGCTAATCATGCACATAGTTACTCATTACTTAATGATACTATTGGTGAAACACAATTAACTGATTATAAAGCTTTCCAAGAGTACAAAGAGATGTCTGATAAACATGCTTATCTATTTAAGTCTAAAGGCACTGGGGTAGAGGGTCTTATAAGAGATATTGCTTGTTTTAGTGCTTTTGGTGAAGGTTTACAATTATTTGCATCGTTTGTTATGCTACTTAATTTTCAAAGATTTGGTCGTATGAAAGGGATGTGTCAAATAGTTACCTGGTCAATAAGAGATGAAACACATCATGTTGAGGGTATGATAAAATTATTCCATCAACTTATAAAAGAAAATCCTGAAGTATGGACAGAAAAATTTAAATCTGAAATATACCAAACAGCTAGAGATATGGTAGATTTAGAAGATAAATTTATTGATCTTGCATTTAACATGGGTGGAATAAGGGGTTTAAAATCTGAAGAGGTTAAAAAATATATAAGATATATTGCAGACAGAAGATTATTACAATTGTCATTAAAACCAAATTATAAAGTTAAAGAAAACCCTTTAAGCTGGCTTGATTGGGTTATTAATGGTGTTGAACATGCAAACTTTTTTGAAAGTAGAGCAACTGAATATAATAAAGGCACTATAACAGGAAGTTTATGGGGTTAAATAATGAAATATATTTTAATATTAATGTTATGTTCGGGTACTGCTGAAAAATGTTTTAAAGAAGTTAAACATGAGTTTTTATTTGAAGATTACTATAGCTGTATAACAAATGGGTACAACCTATCAAATGATACATTAAATACATTTGGTAAACCCACTGTTAATTCAAATAAATTTTATGTTAAGTTTATGTGTTTTGAAGATAAGGGGGAAAATACTTAAAATGGCAAAATACCAAGGTCGTACTGTTAAGCTTAATAAGCCTATGCAGGGTGACGTTAAAAAATTTAAAGTTTTCGTTCGTAACGCAAATGGTAATGTTGTGAAAGTTAACTTTGGTCAAAAGGGGATGAAGATTAGAAAATCTAATCCTAAAGCAAGGGCAAGTTTTAGAGCAAGACATAAATGTTCTACTCCTGGCCCTAAAACAAAAGCAAGATATTGGTCTTGTAGAAAGTGGTAATCACAATGGCTTACAAAAAGAAAAAATATAAAGGTAAATCTTGTTGGAAAGGTTACCGAAGAGGTAAGGGTAGTAGTTGTATAAAAATGAAAAAGAGGTAAGGAGATGGCAAGATGTTGTTGCGAAGTAAGAAGAGTAAGAAGAAAAAAGATGACGATAAGAAGAAAAAGAAGAAAATAAGACGTAAATATAAATAATAATAATAAAGGAAAATAAAATGAGTGATAATAAAAATGAAGTTCAAGAAAGAACAATTAATATTGATGGTAAAGATTATAAAGAGAGTGAATTACCAAATACGGTTATAAATAATATAGCAATACTTTCTGATATTAATAATAAAAAAATGTTAACATCTATTGATTTAGATAAATTAAACATTTTATCAGCTACCTATTCAAAAAGAATATCTGATGAAATGAATAAACCAACTGAATCATCAAAAGAGGAAGATAAAACATTTGAAAATGAATCTAAGAACTAATTAAGGAACTAAATGAGTATAAACGATGATATACTATCTAGAGAGCTGAAACACCGTGCTCTATTAAGTCTTTACGAAAAGAAACTAGATAATGATTTAACAAAAGTCATGTCATCCCATAAAAAACGATTAGTAACTTCAGCGTTAAAGAACGGTAATAAAAGTGTAAATGCTTTAAACCGTGCCCTAACGTTAGAGACACGTAAGACATATCGTAAAATATACAGAAATGGAATTACAGAACTAAAAGCTTTAGCTAGTACTAGTTCTAAATTTCATAGTAATACTTTAAAACAAAGTTTAGGTAAGGTTTACAGAAGTAAAGTATATACTGGGTTGAAAGTTAATGATTTAATAATTAATTCAGCAGGAACTTATTCTGAACAAATAGCATCTATAAGTCTATCACAACAAAGACGTATTAAAGATGTTGTTAAAAGGGGTATGATTGATAACTTAGCTGTTAATAAAATAGCTGATAATGTAGGTCGTTCTATTGATTTACCAAGTGCTCAATTAAAAACTTTATCCAGAACTGCTATAACTGAAACATCAAGTAATATATCTAATGCAACATATAAGTTAAATGAAGATGTAATTGATGGTTATCAATATGTGGCAACATTAGATTCCAGGACTTCTTTAATCTGTGGAAGATTAGATGGTAAAGTTTTTAGATTAGATGATAAAACAGGTGTAAGACCTCCTCAACATTTTAATTGTAGATCTACAACTGTACCTATTGTTAAGTCTTATGAAGATTTAAGAGATACAAAAAGTTCTAGAATTAGTAAAAGAAGATTAAAAAGAATATCTAAAAGTAAAAGAGCATCTTTTAATGGTCAAGTTCCTTCTGAAACTAATTTTGCTAAGTTTTTATCAGAGCAAAATAATGATTTTAAATTAGCTGTATTAGGTAATAAACGTAGAGTTGATATATTTAATACTGGTAAATTAAAGTTTACACAATTTAGTACAAAAGACGGTAAACTAGTATCTATAAGTAGATTAGAAGAATTACTTAATGGTGCTAAAACTAAACCTACTACAGTTACTACTGCATTGCCTAAAACTGTAGTTAAACCTAGATCTGCTAATGTAGAAATTGGTTATATATTAAATAGGGGTTCTACTAAATTAAGACAAAGATATGATGATGACTTTAACTCACAACTTACTGATCAACAAAAAATTATTGTTAATAAATTAGAAAAACCAAAAATTATTAAAAACACTAAAAGAGGTGTTTATTATGCTGAAAGTAAAAAACTACAAGCAGAATTAGACGCTAAAGACGGTAGTAAGTACTCTAAAAAATCTGTTAAGAGTTATGTAATAAGTCATGAATATGGTCATCATATTGATTATGTGTCTAATAATAATATATTTTCATCTTGGTCTGAAACTAATCAAGCTTTTAAAGATGCTGTTATTAAGGATAGAAAATTATTTTTTGGTAGTAGTAAATCTGCTGCACTTGATAAAATTCTTAGAAGATTGTCTAGTCAAAAGTCTGTTAACATATACAGTAAATATGATAAGACAAGGCTTATTGGTAAAATAAATGTAACAGATTTAAAAGGTAACGGTTTTGGTGAAGTATCTGATATTGTAGATGCTTTAGCTAGAGGATCTTTTAGAAGAGATTATAATATGTATGGTCACAGTATTAGTTATTGGAGAAGATCTGGTGCTGTAGAAAAAGAAATATTTGCTAATTTATTTGCAACTATGCACGATAAAAAGGCTTATGATTTAGTTAAGACTATAATACCAAACACAGTTAAAGAGTTTGAAAAAAGACTTTTAGAACTAGAAAAATTATAAGGTTAAGGAAATGATATTAACAGAAAAAGAAAGACGACAAAAATTATTAGAGGTTAAATCTAATAAAGGTTTTTATGATTTGTATAAGGAAGTTTTTAAAGAAGAAGTTCCTGAAACACAAACTAGAAATCCAAATGAAGCAATAGAAAATATCTGTAACGCTATTTACAACAATGAAAAATTAATAGCTAAGCCTCTTGCAAAAGATGCCTGGATATAATCTATATAACAGAATTTATATTTTGTTTATAAGTATAAGTTCATTAATAAATATAACAAGGGCCGTGTCCCAAGGAGAAAAAAATGAGTGAAGAAACACAAGTTCAAGAAACAAAAACAGAAGCTAAAACAGAACAAGTAGATATTAAATCTCTTGTAGATGCGGAGGTTTCAAAAGCAATTAAAAATATAAAAGTTAATTTAGATTCTGCATACTCAGAAAGAGATGCTGCATTGGTACAAGTTGAACAAGCTAAAGCCGATAAACAAAAAGCTGAAATAGAAGCCTTAGAAAAACAAGGTAAACATTCAGAAGTTATGCAAATGAAACTAAATGAAATGAGTGCTAAACTTGAAACTTATGAACAAAGAAACACAGAATTAAGCCGAGATAACGCTGTGCGTTCTCAACTTAACTCTTTAAATTTTCGATCTGATAAAGCAGCTAAAATGGCTTATTCAGATATTGTAGGAAGTTTAAAGAAAGACGCTTCAGGAAATTGGATGCATGAAACTGGCTTGAGTATTGAAGATGCCGTGTCATCATATGCTAAAGACGATAATAATGCATTTTTATTTTCTATAAAAGCAAACGCAGGAACTGGAATTAATCCAGCTAAACCTGCATCAGGAAACAATCCTGTCAAATCTATAAAAGAGATGTCAACTGATGAACTACTTTCAAATATTGAAAAAGGTAACATCAAAGTTGACGGAGAATGGTCTGAATAGACCAAATCTTTTATAATAATAACCGTAACAATTATGTTACATAAATAATAAAAGGAAAAAACAATGGCTGTAACAAGTTCAAATTTTAATAACATAGCTAAGGCTATTTCTGCTTACGCACAAGTAGAAAGAGCAGACGCAGCGTTATTAACTTCTACTGCTTTAGTAGGTTCTGACGCAAGAATCACTGACTCAGGAGAAAACTACACAGGTACATTAAGATGGTTAGATTTTTCTGATCCTACAGGTTTCAATAAACAAAATGAAACTGCATCAGACAAAAACCTAAACACTATGGGTGTATCAAACAAATCTGCAATCTATATTAAAAATATAGACCATATTGCTGCTGAAGAATTATCAGTTCAAAAACTGATTTCTAAAGTAGATGGTTTATCTTATTTAGGTTCTCAATTTGCTTCAGTAAGAGCAAGAAGAGAAGATCTACAATTAAGATCAATTATGAATGGTGTTGCTGATAAAATCTGGGGTTCAACTACTGTTGGTGCTTCTGATGCTGCTGCAACTGTAGGAACGTTTGGTTACTACACTGGTTCAGATTCTAGTTCAAATCCAAATGCTTTATTCTCTTTAGAGACTAACGCAAATAAAAGATCTGCATTTTTTGATGTACTTTTAGATGGCATTACTGCTATTAAAGGTGAATTCGAAGAGCCTTTCTACTACTTAGTAGTTGATACTGCTACTTACAACACTATGAGAAAACAAAACGTTCTTGACGTTGCTCCAGTTGTTGATGGTAACTTTAACTTCAATACTATTCTTGGTGGTAAAATTAGACTTATTGTTAACAACCAATCATTAACTGCAAACTTACCAACAGGGTTAAAAGTTTCTTACATGTGTAAAGCCGGAGCTGTACATTACAGTGATATTGCACAAACAAATCCAACTGCGATTGAAAGAGACGAACTAGCTGGTAATGGTGGCGGTCTTGTTACTGTTTTATCTAGATGGGGTAATATAATGCACCCTAAAGGTTTATCATGGGCTGGAAGTGCAACTGCATATCCTGCAAATGCTGACCTTTCTCTAGGTACAAACTGGACAGTACATGCTACAAACGTTAACCAAATTGGTTTATTCCCAATTTATCACGGTTAATATTATAACTATTAGATACGGAGAAAAATAATGGCTTTACAAAAAGGAATCAATTCATTTGTAACTATAACAGAAGCAGAA